GTTTCAAATTTCAACATAATATATACTCCAAAAAAAAAATGATAACTATTCGCGGTTTTCAAATACTTGCATACAAAGGGCATACTTGGAGTTCTTATTGAACCCCCCATCTTCAAGGATGGTGTCTTTATCCCAATATTCCATACAAGTATCCAATCTGTGCTTACTGTTGGTGATATGACTAATGTTTTCACATTCTGCTTGTGTCGCACCCTTGTCTAAACCACGATTTTGCATACGACAGAACATCTCTCTGCAAAGCAAATCACCATTCTTCTCAATATAGGTAGTAGAACAAGCATCTTTCAGGAGGTCTTGGTCGGTCAAGTTGATCATCACTTGCTTTTGTCCATCTGCTAATGTGTCTTTCAAGCCACCGATTGCTTTCACCAGCTCTGTTGTTTCTTGTGTTCTATCTTTGTTCGCTTCTTGTATTCCCCAAATGGTACCGCCTGTAACCAAACTACCACCCAAGAAACAAAGAATACCAATTGTTAATGGATCCATAATACGCTCCTTAATATTCATTAAAGTTTACCCACCAAGAACTTAGCAAAATCTCTTGGCAACTTGTTAGAGAAAGCTGCTGCCTTAATACCATCAACGACCACAGAAACATCTCCGTATTTCTTGCCATACTTGTTTGCCATTTCCTTTGCGAGGTTTTTCCAAGTCTTTTCATTGAAGAATTTGTTGTCACTCCACTCTTTACGAGTCATACAACCATTTCCTAAGAGGGAATTTTGTAAGAAATCTTGTACCATTTTTGGCTTGATCTTGCTTTCGGTGTGGAGCAATAGACAAGCGGCATCAAGATATGGGATATCTATTTTCTTGACACTCCCTGCTTTCTCCAACTCCAACATCTTTTCAAGGGCGCTACCGAGCTCTATCATAGTGGCATTGAGAGTGCTGTAATGATTCTCCAACAAGAACACACCTCTTGAACCCCTTGAGGCTCTCATTTCATCACCATTCAACAACTCGTCTTTCTGTGCCTCAACCTCATTTTCAAGATCTTCCATTTCTTGCCAAAGGTTTTCTTGTTCTTGTCTGAGATTTCCAAGATCCATAGTCTGTTGGAAAGTTTTCAATTGTTCATTCAACTCTCGGCGTTGTCTATTGTAAAGGGCTCTCTGTCTTTTTGATGCTTTCCCTCTCATCTTTTTCAATTGGCGAATCTTATCAACCAATTCTTGTTCTAAGGAGGAGAGATTCCCACTTTTTCTCTCATAGAAAGCTCGGATTTGTTCCAAAACTTGAAAGTAATCGTTTTCGGCTTGCTCAAGATCGGCTTCTCCTTGATCAATGCTCGACTCAAGTTCCATTCTACGAGCTTCCATTTGGGCTTGAAACGCGGGATCTTTGTAGATTGAAAAAACCATTGGTTCTTCTGTCACAGAAAGCAACCCTTTTACGGATTCATCAAAGGCTGAAATAATTTCGGAGAAAGACATAGATGTATCGTCAAAGACATCATTCAAATCCTCTAGTGCAACAGAAAGAGTGCTCTCACTCGCATCAATATCCTCAATCAAAGTGGTGAGTTGATCACGAGTACTTGTGAGTGCTTTTCCCTTTGGTCGAGAAGAATTACTATCATCAACGACCTCTCGTAAGTTCTTCGCTATTTCTTCTAAGGTATCAAGAAATCCAACAAGTTCATTGAAAGGATCAAGGATTGTTTGATCGTGAATATCTTCAAGGGAGGCAAAACCCAAATCCTCTAAAACGATTTTCATATCCTTATCAGGAATCGCACGATTATCTACAATTTCTACCTTGTTCAAGGTGCAATCATTTTGGCGAGCAACTTTTTTATTTCGCATTTCTTTTCTCCAATAGATTTTCTCTTATTGATTCATATAAAAGAGTTATTGATCTAGCCCTTTAATGGAATGACCTCAGGAAGCCCTTGCTCTTTCCAATTATCTACTCCCATCTTGTCCCAAAAGAACTTGATAGCAGATTTCCCAAACTCAATGAGCTTGTTCTTAGCAAGAATCATAATCTGAAAAACAGGGGCGATGAACATCAACCAATTCCCTGTGATCTTTGTGAGAAGGGAACCCGCTGCAGGACCGAACAATGTGATACTTGGAAAGGCGGCACCCAAAAAGATGGAGATAATCAACCCAACACCACTCTCAGGTAGAGAGGCGAAAAGTTCTCTCCAAGAAATCAAACCCAACATCCCTTTGGCGATGCCTGTGAAATCCCAAGAAATCTCGGTCACATTGATCCAAATGTTGAAGAAAACATAGGCTTTGAGAGGTGTTCCCACAAGGTTTGAAAGTTTGCCATCTAGGAAAGTCTGAATGACATTCTTGAAAAACTCAGTGATTTTTCCGTTGCCATTACCACCAAACTTGCCCATAAACTTTTGAGCAAAGGCTTTCGCCTTATCGAGGAGAGGCTTGACCTTTTCTTGATACACTGTAGAGTTGGTCGCCAAAGAGGTTCCTTTCTCCACCACTTGATTGAAAAGAGCTGTTTGACCGCTGACAGCAGAGAACACCTTTGCAAAATCCCCGATTTGCTTTGCGAGTCCTTTCCCAAAAGAGATCAAAGACTTGCCTCCTTGTTTGAAAAAGTTCCACACCTTTTTTGGCAACTCGGCAACCAATCCAATGAGAGAGGTCGATTTGATACCCAACATTTTCTTAAATTCTTCCCAATATTTAGGGGCTTGCTTGAAAGCCCCCCAAATGTCTTTCACTTTCTTGGTGATGTCTTTAATGCCAATGCCCAATCCTGCGATTCTCCCCATAATAGGAGAGGCGAAGGCTTCTAGGAGTTCCACAGAGAACTCTCTACGAACTCGTTGAGCACTCTTATTCAAAGATGCCGTTCTTATGTTTGAAATATCCGAATAGGCAATTTCGCAAGCCTTACGAATCATATATCTATCAGCAATACGAGAGACAGCAGTCATATAATCTCCAAAGTACATTTCTATGACAAAGGAGATATAAAGAGATTATCAAAGATAACACTGTAGCGAGGCGTTTTCTGACACCACAACCTTTGTTTCTTGGACACCTAATCTATCAATTGTCATATTATATGACACAGTACCAGCGGACACAGGGAGTCTTTCTTTCAATTGTACGATGCTTGGTGCAACTCGAACTTGTGTTCCACCGCCATTCACAAAGCCAACACTCCCTCCATTTGATCCAAGAACATCTTGGAGTCGATAGGAGGCTTCCATATTGACACCCTCTTGAAAGGTCAAGATTTCTCCCTCCGTTGCCAATGACCAATCTTGGCAAGTGTCTGTCAAGACATCTCCACTCACAGAGGCATACCCACTCAATCCCGTTGGACTTGTTGTATAGTATCGGGCTGTTTCTTCATCTCCAACAAGAATAGATTTGACAGAGGACACCTCATAGGGTTTGTTATCTACATATAGAATCGCACCCACTTGCACATTTGAGAAAGACCTATTGGGATCTGATAGATAATGTCTGTCGGACAACACTACTCCATCTCCCACAATGTTCTTCACTCCCAAACAGAACTTTCGGATATCGTCATAGTAGTACATATCTTGTTGTAGGAACATCTCATCTTGAAAGAGGTACCCAAAGACCTCTCGAAACACATGGCGATATTCAAAGAGTGTATGAGCGGGTTTGAGTGCGTCTAGGATGACCGACACATTGTAATGGAGCTCGAAAGGATTCTTTGGAAAAGATGTTCCTCCATCTTTCTCCACATTGATCTCAAAGGTGTATTGGTCGTCAAAGCCCCACGCTGAATTCTCAATGTGACTCGCAACGGATTTTTCTATTACGGTCATATCTGCGTCTGTCAATAACCCCGCACCCTCCTCAATGGTTTTCTTAGTAGAACCTTGTATGAGAAGCACAACCATTCTTTGCAAGAAATCTCTGTAAGCCACATCCCCATCAACGATTGGGGGCTGGAGTAAGTTCTCGTCTATTTTAGGAAAGACCATTGAACCCAACAAACTCCACATAAACTCCGACCTTGTGAATCCATAGAGAGTATCCAAGCCAACACTCTGTGCAGATATTTGAACCCTCGCCAATGATTCTGCCATAGCCTTGAATTGTAGTGTGTAGAAAGGTCCTGTTTTCTGAGCGACATAGTTGCTCGGTAGCATCCGAAGAAACCTTTGCATAATGTACTCGGTTTCTTCTTGAACTTTCTTCTCGTACTCGTGACCCTCCTCCTCTAAGGGGCTTGGATTCTGTGGGAGTCCTGTCTTGAAAGGATTACTCATTAGTATGTTCCTCTCGATATGTTCCTAGTTTGAAGGGCTACATCTTCATCGTAGGTGATTGTCAGATTGCCTAGTGTATGGTATTCCGCATTGATTGGATCAAGATTCTTCACCGCCGAATCGTAAGCAACATAATAAGTCGCTTTCAGATTTCGGAGTTGAATATCATCGCTGGGTGCCAAAGAAACCATCACTCGGTTTTTTGTCAGTTCTTTTCTTCTTTCTTGACGGTCATAGATATCCACATACCCTTGATCAATGAGTGTTTGGTCGTCTGTGTATCCCAAAATAACAGCACCACCATCCCCAATAATGAAAGAACGATTCGGTGCAGTAGAGAGCGCTGAGGCAGCAAGAACATTCTCTGCGGTGGATGTCAATCTATCTACATTTACCAATAGAGAATCGTCTATAAAGACACCTCGAAAATCTTCACCGACACCGCCTGTGTCGTAGGTCGCAAAATCCAATGGATCTTGTATCAGATAAACAGATGCCTTTGCCGTTGAGAGTTGAGGCAATAACAATGAATCATTGATCTGAGAGGTTGCCAATAACTCTCGAACCACAAGGGCATTTTCTTGTCGAGTCATCCTTGAGAGAGGAACAACAACATAAGAAACACCACTCACAGAATCCACAACCTCAATGATATCCGATTGACGAATGGGATCTCCCATATTCAAGTTGTTGAAAAAGTTTTGTAGGTTCGTTCGTACAGATCTATCTACGGAAGCTGGATCTGCCCCTGTGACAAGTGCGACTGTCATTTCAAGATCAATTGGTACCTCAATCGCACCTTTCACCAACACATCGGCGGTGATGTGTTTCATTTCATCAACCTTGTCTTGGATTGCTTTCAAAGAAGAATTGACAGTGTAGGTGACCGTAAAGGCTTCATCGTATTGATAAGAGAATAGAACTGTTTCTCCTGACTTGATTTCACTATTGTCCGTTCGTTTGATACCAAGAGGAGTGACACCATCTCCCAAAACGAAAGTGTAATCGGAAATGCCACTTGGGTGACTTGGAGATCGGTAGGTGATTAGTCCATCTAGGCTTTTTACGACCAATGTGAGTGGATCTGCACCAAGATTGCCAACATACTCTGAATAGTTGCCTAGCAAGGTATGTTCTTCGTCTGTCGCAAAGAGAGGTTGCCCTGAGGGAACTCTGTTCCCCTCGTCATTTGTATAGCCATTGATTTTCAAGAGCGCATTGGTCTTTGTAGAGTAGCCCTCCGCCAAAGGTGCGGTTGGAATGATAAGGTCGTAAGCACTCGTAGGCAAGATTCCACTGATTGTTCCTTGAACCGAAACGATTTCTTTTGGAGGTTGTCGTGTCAATAAAAACTCAGAACCCTCTTGTCGCCTGTAATCTCCAAAGAGGAGATGCCCATAGGAAACACTTGGTTGTACCACATCTGACGAAAGTTGAATGGTGTTGTACGAAAGAATCTTCACACCTGTCAAATCAAAGGTTTCTCCTGTGCTTGCATTACGGAAAGAGAATCCCGCTTCTTCATTGTCCAACATCTCAAGGATGGGAGATTCCTCAGAAAGTTCAGAATCACCAGCTCGGAAAATAAGATTGGCTGGAGAACCCACTACCTCAAATTGGATGTCTTTTGCGAGTTTATATTCAAAGGCGAAAGTGTCCGTAACCCTAGAGAGATTCTCCCCTCGAATCCAAATATCCACTTTTCCACCACGATGTACATTGTTCTCATCCAAATCTCTCTGCATTAGGTCGTGACCTGATGGAACAATCTCCACATTACGCACTCCCACAATGTCAGCGGCAAGTTGTAGATAGCCTCGCTCTGTTCCTGTATCAACACTCGCCAATGCGTTCATTGTTCTTCGAGCAAGTTGTGCGTTGGTTTCTTCGTCTTGTCCTCCAAAGAAAGCGGCTTTGTTTGTGACACTCAAACTCCTTGCCGCTATGGAAGAAATCACTCCCGAAGAAACATTTCCCTTTGCACCCAATTCCACAGCTTCGGCGGTGATGTCTATCTCCCACACTTTTGAAACAGGGTTATAGTAGGTCGCAAGTTGATCCACAAACATATTCACATTCTGAGTTGTACGAAAGGAAACACCCCCTCCTTGTAAAGGAGTTCCACTTGGAAGATAGATTGTTTGTGTTGGTCTTGTTCTTGTGAATACGGTCACTCTCCCAATGGCGTTACGACCATTGTGCCGAATGACACCAAAGTTCTGAGCTCTTTGGTCAAACATCTGATTGATCATTGTCTGAACTTGAGATGGAATACGGAGATTGAAAGCGGTCTGCAAGGCTCTCTTGTATAGAGATTGATTGACCTCTTGTGATTCCCCTGTATTATTTGGATCATCTAAGACAAGGAGTGTCGCCAAAGATTGAGAACGATGTATGAAATCCAAGATGAATCTCATTCTCTCCACCTCTGAGGCGAAAGGTTGGATGACCGTGTCCGAAATGACAGAATTTGGCTCAACTCGGAGATTGGGTTGGGTTCTCAAAATACTTGAGATGAAATTATCTCGAACATCTTGTCGAGTGACCTGTGGGAGATTGGCAACACTTGTTGTGATACTCAAAGGTTTCCCAACCACCTCTGCGGAGAAAGGACTCTCAAATTGAAGATTGAGTGTCGGATCATAAAAGACAGATGTCGCCACATAGTAAATAGGATCGGTCACAGACAAAGAAGAAAAAGAACCATTCGGAACGGTCGCAGGAGAAGAACTCCGACCTGCCTTTCTGAAATGCTTGAAAGAGAATCGTTGTTTAGTATCAAGTGCCTTGATAGAAACGGAAGCTCGAATGGTCTTGGTTGTTTCAGGAATCTCTGAGAGGGAAACCAACTTCTGTTGGAGAATCTCGCCTAGTTGTGTTCTCTGTTGGGAGGCGATGCCAAAAAACAAGGGATCGGTGACATGATTTCCCTCATCATTCAAAAGGATGTCCTCATCAAGTTCAATGGATGTGATTTCGGTTTCTTCTTGTAGGGATATTCCTGAGATAACTCGGTTCAGATTGACACGAATGTATCCTGATGCACCACCCCCTGAATCCAATGAGGCATAAAAGTTGTAGCCAACGACATAGGGTGAATCGACACCATCACAGAACACCTCAATGTGTGTGTCGAACTTTTCAAGGGAGATGTTCGTTGGAGGTTGTCCAACGACGGAAACACTCGCTTCTTTTGAATAGGTGATGTGTATTTCACAAGGGGGTGTCACATCTCCATTCGACAAAATAGCCCGAATCAAAATGGTATTGACACCATCAACCAGCTCAAATCCCTCAGGATAGACACTAGGATTTGGAAAAGACCAAGAAGAATCCTCAAAGACAATAAGGTCAGGATCTGCCACAAAAGACGAACCTCTAACAGATACTTGCACATCTATTGTATTGGGAGGGAGTATTCCCGATAAGAATTGCTCGGAGAGTGTTGTGTTGTAGATAAACTTTTCTCGGTATGCTCCATCGAAGCCTAATATAGTGGGTGTCATTATCGTACTCCAAGCGACAATCCATTTGTTCCAGCAAGTGCTATTGCACTTGGGGCGGTATAGACTATCGACAATGATATAGGTTGTTGAGAGGCGTTCTGTACGGTCACCTCAATCAAGAAAGCGGTAGGATCATTCTCGTGTGGAATGACCGTAACATTGAGAACATTCAGCAATCTCTCTTTTTGAGTGACCGTTTGGTATTTGCTTTGGGATGTTTGGGCTTTCTGAACAATCCGTAAGGCATCATTGATCTCAAATCGCAAAAAGTTTTGAACCCCCATAAGAGCCTTTGAACCAATGGCATCCAACAAGCCTGTCCCATAGAATCTGAAAAAAGGATTTGAACCTTTCTTTGTCAGCAAGGCTTTCAAACATATTTGGTAGAGCAAGTTCTCGTCCGTTATGGTTTGCAGCTCTCCATTGGAGTCTACTCGAAAATCGTTCTCCACATAGGTCGCACCACAACGCAAACATCTCTCCGCTGGAGTAGAGTAGGTCACCTTGAGAATTGGATTATTCTTCAAAGGCTGTACGAACTTAGGATATCGCTCATTGATTTTATTTGGAACTCGTTCCATTCGCCAAGCGGGATAGAGTGTCTTGCCCTTTGCCGTAGAACAGAAATCAAAACCCAATGCTTGACGAGCACTCCCTGTTATTTTTATACGACTCTCTCCTCCTCTCGATTGTCTTTCAACAAATACAAGATATCCCTCATAGTTGGTCGCCTCTATGTTTTTGAAATGGGCGTTGAGAATATCCACAAGATTGTTCGTAGAGATAGACTTAGATACGGGCAACTCAATGGTATGTGTTTCTGTGTTAGAAGAAACCACAAGTGTTGTTTCGTACTTTGGTATTCGGTAGCCACCCGAAAGGCTGCTTTGCAAGAAGGCTTGTGTGTGCAATCCACTTGGAGGAACAAGATACTTGTCATCCACTAGAACCTGAACCGTACCCGTAGAGGCGACAGGTTGAGAGATGAGCATACCCATCCGATCCGAGTCCAATGGCACTCGTTCTTCTTGGATTAAATGTGGGCAAGGAAACCCTATTTGAAAATCAAAACTCATACTCTGTTTCCGATATAGAATGATTAGTTATCTTCTTCATCTTCTTCTGCTCCAATTGCATTGAATTGTTCAATGCCCTCTTGGATAGCATTTCCAATATCCTCCCCCAAAACAGAACCCTGTTCAAGAATAGAACCTTCAACATCTGCACCACCGAAAAGAGATCCAAAATCAGAAAGAGCCTCCCATCCATTTTGGAGAGTGACACCACTTGAGCCATCAGGAACAGGATTGCCTCGTAGAGCCTCTTGTCGTAATCTCCAATCTTGGAGTTGTAGTGTAGATTCCCCTTTCACATAATCTGCGATATTGAGATCAGAGCTGAGGACTTGGTTTGTGACTTGGAAACCATAACTCTTATCAAGGGCGACCGATCCCGCTGCACCACTACATTGGAAAGGAGCATATTCTTTGTCTAGTTGAGCAAGAGAAATAGGAACATTCTCCGTAGAAACCCCATAGTCCGAACCATACTCGGTCGTCAGTTTTAGGATATCATTCGCAAATTGAAGCTGAAACATCGCCGCCACTTGACCTTCTTGTGTGGGGCTCGACTTAGCGTATGTAAGAATCTTTTCTCCCGTAAGAGTGCCATTGTCCAAAGCCTCTTTTAATTCTTGAGGTATCCCACCATCCATTGTTGCGACAGTGGAGGGATTATCGGTGATACTCTGTGCCAAAACCTCTGCAAGACCTAATCTTGTATTCCCTGAAACCTGAGCCTCTTGAGAAATATTGCTGTTTGCAAGGAATATATCCGAAATAGCCGTTTCGGGATCTTGTGCCTCTGCGAGAGCATATACGAAATCAAACATCTGTTCGGGATTCAAGTTTGCCCAATAATCAGGAGTGGTGGCGAGAACTTGAGAGAAAGAACGAAGATTGAAATCTCGCCCATAGGCGTATGTTCCAAAATGTTCAAAACCCTTGTTATCCGACACAGGAAGAACAGGGGAGTAATACCATTCCCCCGCATTGTCTAGGTTTTCTATTTCTTGCTTTTGGGGGATAGCCATATCGACCGAGCTGTTGTCGTAGTTGTACAATATTGATTTTGCGGCTTTGTCGTAGGATTCATCTTTGCCATAGCCAAATATGGAGGAGAAATTCGCTGTTTGAAAATAACTTATCCAAAAGTCATACATAGAGGTGACAAGTGCTTTCCTTGTCGCACGAAAATCTTCTTGAATATCCTCAAAAGAAACATTGGGATCTACGAGTCTTGTCCTCAAGTCTGTTTTGAACCCATCTAGCATTTCTTTGTCAATCGCCTTAGACACAAACTCAAACTTTGTCTTAATGAAATCCAACATTTGATCAAAGGTCGCCATAATGATTCTTTCCCCTATGGCGATACTCTCTATGTCAGAAAACCCCCCGTCCAACAAATAGCCTGCATCAAAAGGCACTTGTACAATAGGAATTGGAGTGTTGGTTGTTTCTCCTGTATAGTCAGGCTCAAATCTCCCGCGTCTTGTGGCGTACGCCCCCGTATAGGTCTTTGCAAGGATTCCATCTAACTCTTGTTGCCAAGTACCTTGTTCCTTTTCGGGGATATATTCCCCAAAGACTTGAACTATCTTTGTCAAAAAGATTTTTGTTCTCTCAACAACCCCCTTAAACTCCAAGCCACCATGTTGAAAAGATGTAAGGTCCCTACCCCAAAAAATCTCTCTAAATTTATCCCATCGGCTCTCCGCTGTTGCGAGAATAGAAAGACTTTTGAATTCATATTTCAAGAAATGCTGTCCGCGCCCCGCTCGTGGGATAGCAAACATAATTGTTCTTATTTGTGATGTCGGAATTGCCTTGTAATATTCACTTGAACCTTCAATCGGAGGAAACTTGTCGGCATCCGTTGTGCCTCTTGGCACAAGAACCTTGATGCCATATTCCGTTAGATAGATAGGATCGTTCCCATTTGTTTTGGGATCTCTGTTCGGAACACTAATTCGGAGAGTGCCATCCCCATTTGGGAGAACCTTTGTTGTTGCTAGTGGCGTTTTCAATTTTTGTGGTGCAAGGAGTGTGTTTGTGACCTCAATCTTGCCATCTATATACACCCTTGATTCATACACTTGGGATTGACCTTGAAACATCGCATAGTTTGGGTGTGTCTTTGGAATCGCATCGGTGTAGTAGCGATATGCTCCGGGTTGCATATCGTCAGGTCTGAATGAACTTTTCATGAAGCTCATCGCAGATAGGTAATTCTGTATGGGCGTTCGGTCTTTCCCGAAAGGGGTGTTCAACTTTGTTTCTCGATATCTGTCGAGAGTCGCAAGGAATAAAGTGAAAACACTCTTGCCCAAAAAGTTATTTCGTTGATTAAACTTTGCTTGAACCACCTGTAGGTCATCTCGGATATGTTCTTCATCTTTGTAAAACAAGTCTTGATCTACCATATTGCTGCCGCTCAAATTGTTCGAGAACAACTCAGGACTATCTTTGTACAATTGCATATAAGAGCTGGTTTCCCCACGATTCCAAGAACTTGTTGTTTCTCTCGCTCTCTCTGTTGCCACAAAAAGAATCGCAAAAATCTCCTCCACTTGTGAGAAAGTCAAAGACTCACTTGGGATTCCACTTTGATCGTAAAAGAAAACTGTGTCTGTGAAACCATCTGTACTACTTTGTCCTAGAGAGATCAAACCCTCCTCTGCTAAGGCTTGAAGAAAAACACGCGTTTGTTCTTGGTTCTTGTTACCCCCTGCTGAACTCCCTTTGAGATTCAAAGCAGAACCCATCACCTCTGCGGTGATTTCCCCTGAAGCAACCCATAGAGGATTCAAGAGATGAACATCAAGTGCCATTACGACATTTGGTAAGCCCATTAACTTAGGCAACCCTTCGTTGTTTCTTGTGTAGAGAGGACGAGAAGCTCGGTAGATATTCTCTAGGTCTATGTCATTGAGAGTTGGTATTTGGTCGTCTTTCACTACCATAGGTGGGAAAAACTTGGCTCGCTTTGCTATCAAACCCAAATCGGTAGTACATTCCCCACCGAAAGAGAAAGAGTGAGAGATGCTATTCACATAATAGAAACAATCAAAGGGTTCGATATACACAGGGAAACCCAATTTCATTTCAGGTCGGAGAGGAATAGAAACACTCCCCGATTGAACCTCTTTATTTTCAAGATAGAGTCTGTTGATGCAAGCGTAATAGATACTCTTTGGATCAGTGAAGAAAGTGGTAGAGAAATCTGCCTCTCTCCAACCATATTTGGCAACCAATTTCCAATCAACATACATTCCTCGATTCTCGTACTCCGAACCAAGTAATGAACCCCAATTGGCAAAGTAGCCCCCTGTTCCTTTCATTACGGTCGCGGTGGGTTCGCTTTCTGTATTGTCGAAAGAAATGATGTCTATCGCCTTGATGGTATAAACCCTACTGTCGCTCGTATCAAGGTTGTAGAGAGGGGGCTTGAATACATAGTCGCCATTCATATCAATGTAGAACTCAAAACCACTCTCTGTGCAAACCGTACTTGCGATGTCCATCTTGGTTGTGACCTGTGCCTCAAAGATATTCACTTGCCCCATTGAGCTCAGCTCTTGTGCAAAGGCTGTTTGAGCTGCAATATTATCACCCCCCAAACCTTGATCTCCTTGATAAGAACCATCTTTGTAGAGAGCGAAAGCCGATTGTTGGACATAGAACAAAGAGGATGTGGGAAAGGCATAATTTGGATTTGCGGCTCGAAGAACACCGAGCAACTTAGATATCCTAAATTTAGAATCCCCCTTGCCCTCTCCAAGACTCAACCAAGAACTCGCGTTCTTCGCCAAACCCTCATCTTTCACAAGGGCGGGATCAGCGACCGCGAGTTGTTCTAATGTCGTAAATTGACGACCATCTGCCCCATACATTTTCAACTTGGACATTGGTTGTTGGAAGCGTTTCGCCCAATACCACCCTGTCACATCCCAAAAGCTGTCTTGGTAGAGATCGGACTTGATACCAATGTTTGTGAAATCACCCAAGACGAAATCTTGAGCACCCGCATCCCCATGCTTGCTTGAGTACAAATCAAAGATAACGCTGTAAGCATTTTGACGAACATGTTTCCCTCCCACAAAGTTCATTCTCGTTCGGTCACCCGAAACCTTTGAACCAAGAGCCGATGGGTTGGTATTGATGTTCTGATATTGCCAAAAATGAAAGAGGTCAGCGGCACTCATTGAACATTCGTAGAATCCCCCTCCAAACGAGAAAGAGGTTTCTGTCACCACACCATGAAAGACTTGATAATAGGGTTTCATTGGAATGTCGCTTTCAGAGGTGTCGCCTTGTGCTTTCACAAGTTCTTGTGTTGAGAAAAAGCCTCTCATATAGATATGGACTTCTATTCCGGGATGGAGAACGAATTTGTTATCTCGAAAGAGGCACGCGTATCTGTTTGTTGGTATCGACATAGAAATAGATACATTGGCGGGCGATGTGTCCGTAGAGTTAGAAACGGTCACACTTGTGATTAAATCTTGTAGGTCAATGTTTCCTGAACAACCCGCACAAGAGGGGTACGAGGTTTCTCCATTGAACTTTACGATCATATCAGGAACAAGTCGTCTGATTTCCTTGTTCTGTACGGTCTTTGTCCAAGTCCCTGCAAATGGTCTTTTATGTATGCTCATAGAAAGAAATCCTCCCCATTTGGATTGTATAGTGGTGCCACTATACCTGAATCATCCGAAACATCCTCCATTTGAGAAACAATGAACGAGATATCGAAAGTCAGCATATTGGGTGTTTCATCTCCATACGAGAACTCAAAACTTTCAATCATCCCTCGATAGATCATTTGATCGTATCTTATGACCAAGCCACCCACTCCCAAATGTGCCTCTGTGTCAAAAATGGTGTCGTAAAGCAAAGCAGAGTTTTGATACACTTGAAAGATTTTCATAAAGTTCTGCCAAGCCGCCGAGAGCTTCTTGCTGGCATATTGGAGTCCTGATGGTGTGTTGCTATCACTCCCCCAAAAATGTCTTTCTTGTCCAGCGATGAAACCCCCCGTTTGAAAGCTGAAAGAGATGGTAGGTTGTTCTTCACCCCACGCACGAAAGATACGATTCTTTCTTGTACGGGCAGAGAAATCTTGAACTTTTGTATATGTGACCGACATCGAATTGGGATTCACAAGAACTTGGAGCTCAGGGATATTCGCTAGTCGCAATAGTTGAACGACATAATTACTAATCTGTGTCCGACCAATGAAAGACGCATCAGGATAGTCTTGGTTTTGTTGGAAAGCACTCTCTTGCACAAAGCCATCCGATGTATAATTGCCGTTGCCCATAACATCAGCGAAAGCATTACCCAAGTTGGTGATATCTTGTTCAAAAGAAGCCCCCTCACCCCCCACACGCAAGGTTGGAATCAAGTCTTTCACATCAGCAGGGAGTTCAAACCCAATCGTAAATGGGGAGAATTTCCTGAGTTGCTCTGAGCCCCCATCAATGGGTTTCCCCACTTGTGGTTCGTAAGACAAATCAAATCTTCTTCCTGTTTCTATCAAATCCCAAGTCACCGCCACCTCTTGTAGGGAGGCACCCGTTACGACCACCTCGTAATCTGACTCAAAAGTTTGGGAGGGTTCAGATGGTTGTCCTCCGACAATCCCCACTTGATCCATTACTGTTGGCTTTCCCATTAGAACCTCACCGATAAATCTTCATAAGGAAGAAAAGTTAAATGTTCCTCTGTATCCACTGTAAAGTTGGCTTGGAGATCTAACTTGTAGGGAGATTCAGCACTTTCCGTTACGGTGAAGCTCGTAAACCACCCATAGTAAATCACATTATCAAAGTAGAGAGAAATGATTCCCGCTTGAATCACTTGACCATTGATACCATACACCATCCCATTACTATGAAACAAAGCAAGAAGATCAAGATACTTGTCATAGGCGATAGTCTGTCGTCTTGTGCCACCATAATCAGGATTTGTGATAGCACTCACTCCCACATAAGGTCGAATGAACGCACCACTATTCATTGACATAGATATCTCTTGGGCATCATCACCCCAAACTTGTTCTACGAACCCACCCATTGTTTGTATTCTCGATATTGTCTTGGCGTAGTTGATAGAGAGCTCATTTGGATTCACATGGAATACAAATTTCACTCCCTCAGGCAACATTGAGGTTCTCCTGTCGGGAGCAAGGACATCAAGTACAACGGGCTTGCGACCAAGTCCATTGTATTCATCGTTTGGGTGTTCAAATGCACTAGGTATTCTCATATTATGCTCTCACTCCACCACCATAAGGTGTTGTTCCCATCGCACCTGAACCTTTCTTGCTCTTTAGGGTGCTTGCGATAGATTGGGCGATGTGTTTATCTCCAGCATTGACAAAGATGTTGATAACATCACCACCCCCTCCACTAGCCATCGCCTTGTCGAAGGGACCATTGGGTTTCCCATACAATAGGGCATCTTGATCGTGGATAGGTGTGATCGTACCTCGACCGAAAGCATCTCCTTGATAAACGAAATCTTCTACGGGGGGTGCTCGTCTTGCATAAGAACCAGCACTAATCAAACCCATACCAACGAGAGTGTCTCGCCTCTTATTGTACTCATCGGGAGTCATTGTTTCGTCCGCACCCACTTTATCGAAAAAGCCCTCCGCTGCACCTGAGCCTCCCAAACCATGAACACTTTTCTTTTTCCTTTCTTCTTCCAAGACTTTCAAGGCGGTGGCTCTGTCCGTACCCAATGCTGTGGCTAAGTCCATTGATTCTTGGTAGGAGAGCAAGGCTTGTACCGCAGTTGTTGTTCGGTCGGAGGCTT